GCGACTATTACAGCAACATTTGATGTAGGTGGTCCTCAAGGAATCCGCTTGGTTGGTGACGAACCTAGACAAAGGGTTTGGGGTGCAAAGGAAACGTAGCTAAAGGTACTACAAATGTCTGAAAAGCAAATCAATATGTCAGATGCTCAATATATTCTGAGCACAAAATTAATTCTGGTGCCTTTTCTTCGAATTAAGATTTCAAGAGCCATGGCAATTTATGGTTTTACTTTTGAAAGATTAAAAGCAATCGCACTCATCAATTAGAACTTCATTTTTAACCTTAGCACCTTCGGGTGCTTTTTTTGTGAGAAGAAAATGCCAAGCCCTATTATCCAATATTTCCAATATGAACATTTACCTGAACATTTGCAGCAAGTTAGTAAGCCAATTGGTGATTTAGCTCGGCAAATGGATGAGCAACTTCCTGACGGGCCTGAAAAATCCACAGGATTAAGAAAGCTACTTGAAGCAAAAGATGCATTTGTACGCCAAGCTTTAAGTAAATAATCATTTATTGAAATGAAGCGTCCTAAAGGGCGCTTTTTTATTGCCTGCCGAAAGCGGATGCTAACGGCGAATCCGGGCGGATGCCCATTTTGTATATATAGGTTGGATGACCAATGAAACTTAAAACAGTAACAATCGACGGTAAAGTTTATGCGGAAGTAGACGGCGATAAGCCGATCTATATTCATGATGACGGCAAAGAAATGCCACATGATGCACCACACTCGGTAGCAACAATTGCACGCTTAAACAATGAAGCTAAAACACAACGTGAAGCCAAAGAAGCAGCCGAAAAAGCATTAAAAGCTTTTGAAGGAATTGAAGACCCAGCGGCAGCTAAAAAGGCATTACAAACAATCCAAAATCTCGATGATAAAAAGCTGGTGGATGCTGGTGAAGTTGAGAAAGTGAAAGCTGAAGCTATCAAGGCAGTTGAAGAAAAATATGCTCCGATTGTTGAGCAACGTGACGCACTAGAAGCCTCTTTACACAAAGAACTAATCGGCGGTGGTTTTGCTCGTTCTAAGTACATTCAAGACAACATTGCAGTACCTGTGGACATGGTTCAGGCAACCTTTGGCCATCACTTCAAAATCGAAGAAGGCAAGGTGGTTGCATATGATCCGAACGGCGAAAAGATTTATTCACGTGTCCGCCCGGGTGAACTTGCAAATGTTGATGAAGCTTTAGAGTCATTGGTTGGTGGATACCAGCATAAAGACTTAATTCTTAAAGGTGGTAAAGGAACCGGCGGCGGTTTTCAAGGTGGGGGCAAAGGTGGAGCACCTACTGGAATGAAACGCAGTGAAATGTCTGTTTCTCAGAAAGCAGATTACATCAAAGAACATGGCAATGATGCCTTCCTAAAACTACCGAACTAATCATTAAATATTTGGAGATAAGTCGTTATGACTACAACAGTTAATTCAGACATGATCATCTACAACCAATTAGCACAAACTGCTTATTTAGAGCGTTTGCAAGACAATTTGAATGTATTTAACCACGCCTCTAATGGTGCAATTGTTTATCGTAATGAAATTATTGAAGGTGATTTCAATAAAGAAGCATTCTACAAAGTGGGCGGTAGCATCAAACATCGTGATGTGAATTCAACCGCCAAAGTAGTGCCTGAGAAAATTGGTTCTGGTGAATCTATAGGCGTAAAAGTCCCATATAAATATGGTCCTTATGCTTCTACTGAAGAGGCCTTCAAGCGCCGTGCACGTACACCTGAAGAGTTCGCAATGATTCTTGGTTATGATTTAGCAGATGCATTGGTTGCAGGGCGTTTACAGTATAGTTTAGCTTCATTAAAAGCAGCTATTTCTAGCAACCCGGATATGATTGCTAAAGGCAGTATTGCTGTAGATGGTCGTAAAGCATTAACACGTGGTATGCGTAAGTTTGGCGATAAGTTTGGACGTATTAGTTTATGGGTAATGAACTCAGATACCTATTTCGATATTGTTGATGATGCAATCACTAAGCAAATTTATGGCGAATCTGAAATTGTTATCTATGGCGGTTTACCGGGTACCTTAGGTAAGCCGGTATTAGTTACTGATGCGGTAGGTGATGATGATGCATTTGGTTTGCAAATGGGCGCAGTTACTGTTACAGAATCACAAGTACCTGGTTTCCGAGCATATGACATTAATGATGAAGAAAACTTGGGTATTGGTATGCGTGCTGAAGGCGCGTTCAACTTAGATATTCTTGGTTATAGCTGGGATACATCAAAAGGTGAAAACCCTGACCTTACTTTACTTGGTTCAAGTGCCAACTGGAAAAAACATGCTACTAGCAACAAAATGACAGCAGGCACATTGCTTGACTTGTCTGGCACAACAACTGGTTAACTCATAAACATCTCACTATAAGAGGGCTATTAAGCCCTCTTTTTACATTTAAGAGAAATGCATCATGAAGCTAATTTATACACGTATTGCTGCTGCAGCTGCGTTAGAAGTTGGAACTATTGCCAATCCTGATTATTACGAACATCCGAATCGAAGTGCTGAAGAAGTAATTATTTACGGTGATTACCCGAAAATCCAAAATGATTACGAAGCTCTGGATATTCCAGTTGAAGTTCGCAAATTGAAAGAGCCTGCAAAAACGACCTTGGCCACGGTAAATGTCGAGGTAGGAGTCACCCCTGAACTTCAAGCTGTGATTGATGATGCAAAAGCAGAATGTGAAAAGGTCGTTGAAGAAAACACTCAGCTTAAGCAGAAAATTGCCATCTTAGAGCAGGCCGGTGGTAACCAGTCAGAGTTGTTATCTGAGAATTCACGATTAAAAGATGCAGCAGTCTTAGCAGATAAAACTCTCAAAGATGCTGAAGCTCAAGTGGTCGGTATAAAAACTGAATTTGAAGCTTTTAAAAACGATATTCCTGCAATGCAGGCACGTATTGCTGAATTGGAAGCTGGAAAAGCGGAAGAAAATCCAGCTACAGGAACGGCAGCTAATGATTTTGAAAACTGGTCAAATGATCAATTAAAAGAGTATTTGGCTAGTAAAAACATTGGTTACAAGCCGTCTGCAACTAAAGCAGAACTTCTTAAATTAATCCCGAAGGAATAATGCAATGAGCTTTATTACTGTAGAAGACGCAAATTCAATTTTGGGCAGCGATTTTGCACCAGTCAGTGATAAAGCTCGTCTGGTTAAACTGTCAAATGTCTGGATGAAAAACAGAATAGGTTTTGTACCTGATCCTATTGATCCACTTCTTAAGGACGCGGCTTGTGAAATTATCAAAGGAATTCTGGCCAAAGTAATTTATAACGGCAAAGACCAGCAATTGAAGCGTAAAAAGGTCAAAGCTGATTCTGTTGAGTCAGAAAAAGAATACCAAGACGGATCTGAAGCAATTTCTAGCTTTGAACAGATAGCAATTGATTTTATTGATTCACTTGATTTGAAAGATCCAAATGCAAGTTTTAATGGCTTTGGCATACCACTTTACAGGGCATGATATGGGCTTACGTGACGAAATTCAGGCAGATATTGCTGAAGCATTTAATGATGATTTAGCGGACGCCGTTCATACCTTTACATGTGAGCGGACTTCAAAAACTAATTGGGATCCTAAAACTGAAACGTATGTTGAAGTTAAAGAAAACTATTCTGGCCGTGGCGTTCTGTTTAGCTCATACAGTCAATATGAGATCCAAACACTTGGAGTTCTGGCCACAGATAAGAAGGCTACCGTACTTCAAAATGAAGTGTCCATGACACCTAAAATTGATGATGAATGGCTAACAGCTTTAGGCTCATTTCGAGTTATCCATATTCAACAAGATCCAGCCTCTACTATTTGGAAATGTCAGTTGAGGAAGGTATAAGCTTGTATTGATTAATTTAGTTGATTTAAGCTATATACCTATTTTTAAAATACTTTCTTGGGGAAATTATGGGGTATATCGTTAAATTAACCAATTCTGGTAAATATTTAATTCCAGACAATGAGGGATTGCTTACTACAACAGATTCAAAAGAAAAAGCTGTAGAATTTGGTCAAATAGATGATGAAGAGTCTGCTAAGTTAATTGCCCATAGTTTTAGTGGTGGAATGACAACTGGCGTTGATTTCATAATTGAGAAGGTGTAATTAAATTATGGCAACTCAAGCATACGTAATCGTCATTGAAATCCCAGAAAAGAAATGCCCAAATGTAAGAGGCAAAGCTAGTCTAATTAAAGATGGTAAGGCAAAAGTTTATCTTTCAAATAATACAACTTCTAGAGATGCTGAAAATGGCTTTGACCGATATGGAGTTACAGGTGGTCGAAATGCTGTAGTAGTAACTGAGGCAACATTTCCAAAATACGAAGAAGAAATTACTAACTATCTTAATCGAAGGTTTGGAGAAGACTGGTCTTTAAAATTAGAAAAGTGCTCAGTTGCATAAATTAAAACCCACTTCGGTGGGTTTTTTAATGGATGCGATTTAGGAGTTTGAATGATTAATACCGATTATGTGCCCGAATGGTATATCTCGCCATTCCAACATGTGCAGTACACGCTTGCTCGAAATCAACTACACATGGATTTGTTATTTGAAGATATGGATCAAGCTGATCAATTTTTGGATATGGGAGCGGATGCACAGGTCAGCACTTTTTCTGGTGGTGCATATGCAATCGTCCAAATTGGTGATACGGCGGATAAAGACCAAATTCAAGTTTATGGATTGCTTTTACATGAAGCTGTTCATATCTGGCAAATAGTAAAACGGAGAATGGGTGAGCGAGAGCCTAGTGTGGAATTTGAAGCTTATTCAATTCAGGCAATCGCTCAAGACCTATTTGAAATGTTCGAAGCTAGTGAGGTAAATCATGGGATGGAAGGGGAAAAAGCCGACTAGTTTTAGTCTTGATGTGTCTAAAGCAGCAGAAGACCATGTAAAGAATATTGTCATGGATACCGTGCAATCCTTAGTTAATTTAAGTCCTGTTGATACTGGAGCATACCGTGCTTCACATATTGTTTCGGTTGGATCCGCTGATTACGGTGTACGTGAACCTGAAACAAACCCTATTAACGATGCAGCGATTCAGGCAATGAAGATTAAGCTAGGCAATCTGGTTTATATCCAGAACAATAAAGCTTATGCACTCCGCTTAGAAAATGGTTGGTCTGATCAAGCGCCACAAGGTATTTATGGCCTCACTTTTAATTTTATTTCTCAAAAGTATGGTGGCTAAAATGGCAATGACTTTAGAGCAGACTAGGCAAGCTATTATTGATCGCATGCAAAGCTTTACGGGTATTGCTCAGGAACGGATTCAGTATCCAAATGCACCAGGCTTTACGGTGCCTAAAGAAGGTTTATGGTGCCGTTTAACGATTGCAGGTGGGCCGAGCTTTATTTCAGGCATTGCAGATAAGCCATGTACACGCCGTACCGGTAATATCATGATTCAATGCTTTGATCGACTTCATGTGGGAGAAAAAGCTTTAACGGTTCTTGGTGATGCTTTGCTGGCACATTTTGAATATTTCACAATCGAACACTTAGAATGTTTGAATGGACAATCTATTTATGCGGGTAAAGATGCTGATTTCATTCAGTATAATGTGAATATTGGGTTTAAGGTGAATTGATATGTCATGTATGCTGACTTTAGAAGAAATCGAAATTAAACGGCAAGAACTGGAAAGACATCTTGAAGATGTTATGTCTGTTGAGTTGAGCAAATGGCAATCTGAAAACAAGCTATGTGTTTCTGATGTGAATATACGCTTGGCTAATGTTGACAGCCTCGGAGGACCTAAACATAACATTGTTACTGGAGTAAGTGTCGATTTAGATAATGAGCTTTGAGTTCAAGAAAAAGCTACTGCAAGGCGATTATTTTTAATGACCTCAGCATATTATCATTTGTGATTACATTCTGTTACAGTAATAGAAATTTATAACAAATGGTAAAACATGAAAAAATCAACTTTAGGCTGGGGTGCCGCAGGATTAGTAGCTTTAGGGATTTTTGGTTCAGGCAATGATAACTCTCCAAAACAAACTTCAGACTCAGAAAATGCGCAGAGTGCAGTAGAGGAAGTTATCGAATCAAAATATATCAACACTAATTCTTTAAATATTAGAGATAAACCAAACGGTCACGTAGTAGGAAAGTTAGGACGTGGAGAAAAAGTTGATATTTATGAGATGAAAGGAAACTGGGCACGTATTTCCTTAAATTCCTCATCACCTCAGTGGTTATCAACAAAGCTCTTATGTGAAACGGATGGCTGCTTTAAACAAAAGTCTCGATCAACCACGTCAAATAATTATCAGGCCTTAAAATCTCATCCTCATCATTCTGAAAGAAAACAGAAAAAAACCTACTACGATAGTGATTGTTCATGTGCTGTGGTGGATTATTGCGTGGGTCCTAGAGGTGGGCACTACTGTATTACGAGTGGAGGAAACAAGAGATATAAACCTAGATATTAATTAATTTGAATTATGAGACCTCCATTTTGAGAGGTACTTTATGTCTTAATCACTACCACCTCATCGGTGGTTTTTTTATGTCTATAGGAATCACTTATGAGCAATTTTGTTTTTAAGCGTGGTGACACATTCAACTTGAACTTGCAGCTGGTTGATATGGATGAAACCTTGCAGTATCCACCTGATGATGTTCGCCGTGCAATTGATCTAACAGGTTACACCTTTACTTCACAGGTTAAAACTTTGGCTGATGGTGCTGCTGTGGCTACCTTGACTTGCGCAGCACTAAACCAGAGCACACAGAAGGGATGGCTTAACGTAAAATCAGGTGCAAGCACAGCAGCTTGGCCTTTAGGTCTGTGCCAGATGGATATTAAAGCTGTTGTAAGTGGAGTCACCCAGCACACGGATACTCTGATTTTCCAAGTGATTGATGGGGTGACAGCATAATGGCAAATCTTGTATTTAAATTTAATTGGGATCATCGGCCATTCCCTTGTAACGCCTCACAAGGCAAGCGACAGTTCATGTTGCCATTTGCATCTGGCATCCCAAACTTAAACCCACAACTTTCACAGGTCCAAGGTGCCGGTACAGCAGCTGCAGCAAATCTTACTACTTCAGTTTCAGATGATACGATTGGGAGAGTGCTTCGGGTTGGTGATTTTGGTTTAGGGAAACCATTAAGAAACACAGATGTTAATGGAAGTGATCTGAATAATATGACCACCGTGGGGTTCTATGGCAATGATACATTTGCCA